CATCCTGACGTCCGGCGCGTTTGCTAAGTTGTTGAACCAGGAGGCGTGAGTCTCCTTGGGGCCCCAGCTACGTAACGCGAGCGTCCCTTTTCAGGGCAACGCGAGCACGTAGTTTGGGGCTCCTTTAGTAAGTCCAAGTGTAGGTCTGCAGGGTCGTCTTCGATCCGCGGCATGAAACTGGCTGGATCATACACCATAATATATATCATGGACATGAATAACAGCCGTCCCGCAAATGGGACGCAAATACAAAATGCGCCCCACTTCTATGTGGGATTGTTAAGTGCTGCGTTGAAAGACGTGGCAATCACCTGCAATCAATCAGACACCGAGCTTGCTCGCGACATTCTAGAAATAGAGAATCGCAGCAAGTTTGAAGGTATTACGTTCTTGACAAGAACCTTACCTTCTTTAGGCAAAGCTATAGATTAAGCTTTGTCTAATAGCACTTGTCTCGATGTTATTGGGTTTGAAAAGGCCCGTAACATGAAGGTACCCCGCTTTATGCGAGATATCTTCTTACAAGTGTTCGATGCTGAGGGATGGGAACGCAGTGATGCGTCCCCACTGGCGATAAAAAGCCTGAGACAGATCAGTTATGTATTTTACAAACTGTGTCTGCCGCCGACTGAGAAACAGATCAATGAAGTCATTGAAACGTTCATCCAAACAGACGACGAGTTGGCGTTTAACGCTAACTCGACGAGCCCATATGAAAAGTGGGTTCTCCGGTATGCGAGGAATCTTATCTGTAAGATACTCGCGCCGGTTAACCCTCTTGACGTTGACGGTTTCCGTCCTCGTCATGGGCCTGGAGCTGTCGCTACGGGTGAGAAAGCTAATCAGAAACCGGTCTTTAAGAGGTATTACAGGCGCCTTGCGTCTGTATTCCCTTACGATCGATATTTCTTCTTTAACCTTTCTCATCTCAGCGATAACCTCTCTGTTTTGGAGACCATGGAAGATTGTGAAACGGGTACTGCGAAAGTAGTACTCGTTCCTAAAGACTCCCGTGGGCCTCGGTTAATATCATGTGAGCCACTAGAGTACCAGTGGATACAGCAGGGTTTAATGCAGTTGATGGTTCAAACCATCGAAGCACACCCGCTGACTGCTGGCTTCGTCAATTTTTCCTCGCAAGAGGTGAATCGGCGACTCGCTCTAGACGCTTCCTTGTCAGGGAAGCTGGCTACCCTCGATATGAAGGAGGCAAGTGATCGGGTGAGTCTAGCCCTTGTTGAGGCGCTATTCCCATCCACGTGGTACGCCGCGCTTTACGCGTGTCGTTCCCCAACCACTCGTCTCCCTGACGGTCGCTTGGTACCTTTGAAGAAGTTCGCTCCGATGGGGTCAGCAGTATGCTTCCCCGTTGAGGCGCTCATATTCTGGGCACTAAGCGTTTCAGCACTCGCGTACTATTCTACTAACTCTCAAGCCCGTAAAACGGTCAGAGAGTCGGTGTATGTGTACGGCG